TGGTGGCGGCGGCGGTGCGATGTCTGGAGTGGGGGGCCCGGGCGGAGGGATGCCGAGTGGTTCGCAGCGCGGACAGACTATGCCAACCCCGCAACAATATGCGCCGGTTGGAACCCCTCCGCAATTCGCAGCCCAGGCCGTTTATCGCGCACCGCCTCAACAACCCGAGTATTCGCGTTTGGGCAGCGGCGGGGGAGGCGGAAGTTTGCGCGGAACGATGGATACTCGACCTCAACCTCGTGGCGGTGGTAGTTGGATTTAGAATGTTTATTTTGTAGGTGTAATGTATAATAAAATAATGATTTCAGATTTGGATCCAACAACACGGTTTGATACCGACATAGAATACAGATTAACAACACTAGGTCCATTTTATGATAATATCAATTTGTATTACTTGTTAACTGCTCTTTCTACATTTTATGATACAAAGAGTAATAGATTTATGTTTGGTGATAAACCAATTGACGTTCTTGCTATTCTTGACCCATTTCGTGTAAAATCGCCCGAATTCTTGAAAAAAGACACACATTTAATCATATACGAATGCTGTGCGGCGTATAAAAATATTGCTCCAAAATTTGCGAAAATGTTACAAGAAATTGTTGCCGACCATGAATCAACGCTTTATCAGTTTGAACTTACTGATTTTGTAACAAGATCGGGCTCAATATATTCAAAAGGTATACCATATCAACTTTATCCAGAAGTAGGTGAAGGGTATTATGCCGTTGAGACTGAGACCGATATTAAGAATGAAACCAAAAAACTTAAAACTACCGCTAACTTAGTAGCAATAGCGAACTACAATGGGTACAAACCTCTTATCGGACATAAGTTCCCACGAGACGTATTTATGTTATTTACATTTGACAAAACACCAGAGAATCTTTATAACAGGATAGTAGAAGCATTTATAAAAGCATTTATAGAAGAGGCACCAACTTTTTTAACAGAATTGACCGGACGTATAAATTCAACAAAAATTGCAGTATTACAAAAAATAGGTAAAAATGGACCAATTCGTGAAGCTTTGACAAGAAATGACAGCAAATTGAGAAGTTTTGATTTGGTTGATTCCCGGTTCAAAAATTTATTTGACAGAAATAATAATGGTGGGAAAAAACGCTCATCAAAGAAATCAACCAATAGCCGTTGTGGTAATTCCAAAGCTCGTTACTATCGTCGCAGTGTTCGGGTAAAACATCGCAAAAACACCACACGAAAGCGTTAAAAACACCGCACCTATTGTATAAAATTGAAATGTGTAAATATATTCATACATTTCAATATCCTTGTCGCCTAGTATCCATGTCAACTACCGCCGCCGCCGCCGTCGCCCCCGCTGTCCGTCCTAGAAAATACCGGACTTACACCATCAAATCCTGGCACGCATACCAGCAAATCACACCATCTCATCTTCATTCCATCGAACATTACTACGCCAGGTGTGAAGAACTCGCGAAAGGATACGCCGATGACGACGACGTAATGATTCTTCGCGATGAAGTTACGCGTATAACTGGATGGTTTTGGACAACTGGATGGCCTGCGCAGAATTGCGCGGATACAGATGGATACGTGGATGTCCGCACAGGAAAGAAATACCCATACGGTACGTCGTCGTTTTATGATGACATCAAATAAATTGTAATGAATATATATATATAAGATATGGATTGCTATAAATATTGCGAAGATATACAACAACAATATATAATAATAAATGATAAAATACTTGAAATGGAACGACAAAATGCCGCCGATGGTGGTAGATATTCAAAAAAACAACTTAAACGATATAGTAAACTAAGTACTGAATTTCAAAAATTACTTTTAGATCATCAAATTTGTGTCGAAGGTTGTAAACTAAGAAATCAATACAGTGGTGATGATAGTAGAGATGATACACAAGTGGATCCAGAGATTTTAAAAGAACTCAACGCTCTTGAAGAAGAAGAATACTTAGGCGGCGATAAGACTCGTTCAACGATTCGTCGTCGCAATAAAAGTAAAACAAAAAGACGACAGACACGTAGTACCCGCCGTCGTAACACTCGTCGTCGTCGCAGTACTCGCAGGAATCGTAAGCAGTAAGATAGCTATTATTATATTTTTATACGTTTGTATTATAATATGAACTCTATTCGCGAATTTTACCAGAAATACGATGAAATCGTCAAATACTCCGCCTATGCGTTTGCCGGATGGTTCCTATCGTGGGTCCTTTTTTTCATCATGCTCCCCTTTATGATTCAGTATTACGGGAAAATCAAAGGAACATCGTTGAACTATGGTTTTAGCTGGTTTTCGATGATTGCCATTATTCTCGGGTTAGAGTTTGGGTTGGGATAGTGATATTATTTGTATAACAATACACGACGATATGTAGTTTCGCGTGAAAAAACGACACCCCGCGCGCCATCGGCACCAAACTTGCTCGCGATATCGCAGTCCAAACCGCCTGAAAGGCGGAGTATTACTGAAGAATTGCGAGAGATTGGGTGCTGAACAGTTACTTATGAAATGTGGGTTACGAGAGATTGGAATTATATTGTAAAGAAGAAAACTCCCCGAAAATATTCGGTTTGAATTGAATAAAATGATGGATTCCAAGGGAATGGATTTCATCCAAAATCTCTCGTTCTAACCAAAAATATTCCGTTCAAAAGTTTCAAATTCAAATGGTTAACATTATATGTTCGAAATTGGATATTTATAGATTGGAATGTGTATTACCCCCTCCGGGGGGGCGCCTCCGGCGGGCCCGGTTGCTTTGGATATGTGTATCGTGTAGCCTTACGATAAATGGTGTGCCATTATGCCAAAAATATTCCCTTCAAAACATGACAATTCCAAAACTTCCAATTTCAAAACCATGGACCCTTATTTTTCAAACACTTTCTGGCCGAAAATATTCCGTTCAAATTTGCATCCCCCAAAATGGGGAATTTTATAGATGGGAATTTTACAATGACGGTTTTGGGGGATGCAAATGGTGTTTGATTTACAATATAATGGATACAATACTACAGTATCCTTATCATACTATGGTGTAGTGGCGTCGAACTGGCGAGTACTATGGTGTGGTGGCGTTATTTTTGTAGTGTGCTCAATAAATGTCCAAAATGGCGTTTGCGCTGGAGACTTTTAAAACATGAATTCGCGCATTTTTCAACACCCACAAATATCGGGTTTGTGACTGAAATGCTGTTATTTAAGATTTTTAAGTGAAAAATGTGTGACTTATAATTTTTAGGCATGCGTCGGTGGTTGATCGCCGGAGGACGTTATAGAGGCGACGTTGGTTTAGGCGTTTTTTTTTGTAGGTCTACTATATAACGCAGCTGTATCATCAATGGATAAACCCCGTGTTTGTTATAATTGCGAACCTTGCGGTTTTACAACAGACAATAAAACCGACTATGAACGTCATCTAACTAGAAAGAAGCATATTCTTAAAAGTATGCCAATAAACGAGCAATCGTCCTCTATTTCTAATACATACATATGCCCATCTTGTTACAAATCATTCAAATGCCGCACAACTATATATAAACACAAAACCATATGTAAGGAAGCAAAAATAACCCCTGTTTTTACCGCCCCTGCGGCATCCACCGCAACACCAACCGAACATTATTTATGCGAGGTCCTCACTAAAAACTTCACGAACGCTATGTTGATGTTATGTCAGCAAAATGCCGAATTTCAAGGTAAAATGATGGAAATGTGTAAGAATGGTGGGTTGGGTGGAATGTCAAATAGCAACAACACCACCACCACCAATAGTAACAACAATACATTCAACATGAACCTATTCCTGAATGAAAAATGTAAGGATGCGATGAACATGAAGGATTTTGTGAATTCTATCCAACTCACGATGACCGACTTGGAAAATGTGGATAGGCTCGGCTATGTGGAGGGGATGTCGAATATCTTCATTGACAACCTCCAGAAAACAGACATATACAAGAGACCAGTCCATTGCAGTGATGTCAAACGCGAAACCTTGTATGTGAAGGATGATAACCAATGGGAACGTGAAGGACCCGATCACCAGAAAATGACGAACGCGGTCCTTGCCGTAGAACAGAAAAATGTCATCCTGGTAAATGAATGGGCGAAGGCCAACCCGCGCTGTTTGAATAGCAACACCCGAGAGAATGAAAGATACTTCCGTCTCTCGAAAGCCGCCACTGACGGAGAGAAGGACGGGAATATAGATAAGGTGATACGAAAAGTAGCGAAGAAAGTTGTTATTGAAAAGGATGCGTGACAAACTTATAGGTATTTATACTGAAAATATTCTGTTCAAAAAGCATCCTACCCAAAATTGGGGGGGGGGAAGTCATAATCCAGACATGAATTCATCTTATAGTTACTGATAAATGAATATTATTAGAAATGTATATAAACATATATGTATAATTATTATATCTATTCGATTCTATTATGTCAAATCCTAAGACCGATTATTCCAATACAATTATTTATAAAATTTATTGTAAGGATGAACGAATCCAAGATGTATATGTTGGCCATACTACTAACTTCGTTAAGCGAAAAAAATCTCACATGTCATCTTGTATGAAAAGTAACTATACAAACCATAATTGTAAATTATATCAAGTGATACGAAAAAATGGTGGATGGGATAACTGGCAAATGATGATAATTGCCTTTTACGAGTGTAAGGACTTAAATGAAGCAAGACAAAAAGAGCAATATCATTATGTGGAATTGAAAGCAACGTTGAATAGTGTAGAACCGATGAGTTCGGCAGGCATACATCCGAAAAATAATCAAAGTAAGAATGATGATGAAGTTCATATTACGTATAATAAACCGACGATCCGTAATGGCCTAACTACATACACATGCGAACCTTGTAGATATCATACAACGTTTAAGCGAGATTACGATCGTCATCTTTTGACACAGAAGCATATCGATGGCGGTAATATAGGCAAAACACCTATAAAAACACAAAACGGTTATTCGTGTCCAATTTGTCATAATACATACAAATCGCGCACGAGTACTTATACACATATCAACAAGTGTGTTGTTCCTATTACTTTACATACTACCAACACCAACACCAACACCAACACCAACACCAACACCAACACCAACACCAACACCAACACCAACACCAACACCACCACCAACACCAACACAACCAACAACACCAAGACCATTCCAACTATATCAGAGTCTAATTCATTTGTTACTAACCAAAACTATATAACCGAAGTTATTACGCATAATCAAGAACTTAGAGCATCAAACCAAGAGTTAAAAACTGCGATGTTATTACTTATTCAACAGAATACAGACTTTCAAAATAAGATGTTAGACATCTGTAAGAAATGTTCTCATTCGTAGAACCTGCGTCATTCGGAATTCCTATTTCTCAGCCGAAAATATTCCATTCAAAACAATCCAAAACTTCCCATTTCAAAACCATGGATCCTTAATGTTCAAAGACTTTTCGTCAAAAAATATTCCGTTCAAATTTGATCCACTGAAAATGGAGGTTTTATATATTATAATTTCACAATGACGTTGGGGTCAAACAGGCCTCCGGCTACCTGGTGCGCTATTTCCACACATAGTCTGATATGTTTGACCCCATATATGGTCTGGCAGATTGTGGGGTGATTACGAGTATGGTATGGCGAATGCGTGTATTTGGAGTTTTTTTATGTAGTCCGTTTGGGCTTGTCCCAATAAATGTCCTTTTTGCCCTTTGCGCGCGAGACTTTTAAAACATGAAATGAAAAACATCCAAAAACACGGTTGTGACCATAATGCTCTTATTTTGCATTTTCGGCATCAAAAAGCTGTGCTGACTTTTTTTGGGGGTGGCAGCAAAAACGGCCGTTTGGTTATTTAGGAGATTATTTTATGTAGTGTAAATATAAAATGACTACAAACATAAAACTCCAAAAATCTCCAAAATTCATGTGCGAAAAATGTGACTTTACAACGTCAAAACAAAATGAATATGACAGACATATCGACACTAATAAGCACAAACGACTACATGGACTACAAGAACAAAACTCCATTGTCGTTGAATCAAAGATGTTCAATTGTAAATGTGGTAAAATATATAGGCACCATACAAGTCTCGCAAAGCATAAGCACTGTTGCAAAGGATTAAATATACCAGATAATAATATATCGATTGCCTCATTTACTGATATTAATAAAGAACAAGAAACCGGTGGTTCAGTATCATTTAATGAAAATGTAATAATAACAAAAGAGATGTTTATGACATTACTGAAAGATAACCAAGAAATGATGAAAATGTTAAAGGCATTATCAGACCAACCGAATGTAAATAACACAACCAACAACACCACCAATACTAATAGCAACAACACCCTGACCAACTGCCACAATCCAACCTTCAACATGAACCTATTCCTGAATGAAAAATGTAAGGATGCGATGAACATGAAGGATTTTGTGAATTCTATCCAACTGACGATGACCGACTTGGAAAATGTGGATAGGCTCGGCTATGTGGAGGGGATGTCGAATATCTTCATTGACAACCTCCAGAAAACAGACATATACAAGAGACCAGTCCATTGCAGTGATGTCA